GTTCGACGCTGCTAACCGTGTCGGTAGAGAGGTTGGAAGGTACTCAGTCGAATGGACTCATTTTACCCGAGAGAAACTAACTAGTTTCCCGAGTCAGACGTTTCCTTCTTTTGAGAATCCTTTTAGCTTTACTCATACCGCCAACGGAATAGCTTTGCTAAGGCTTGCCGTTCGAGGACGTGCGGTATAAATTTTATATCGTGCGTTAATAGTTAGGCTATTTCACCTTCTTGATTTTAATCCTGGAGTTATATATGTCGGCTATAGCCGCTATAAAGACGTCAACACTTCTCAGCAATGTTGCTCTAACTACGAGCGCAACTGTTGGTGTTGATCGAACGTTCGATCCCGAAGGGTTTAACGCCCCCGGTGTCGCACGATGGGTCGACCGAGTTGGTGGTATCGAACTCGGTTTTCCCTCGTTGGATCTGTCTGTTCGCCCGCCTCCCCCTCGCGGGGGTGGTGAGCGAATGTACAAGGTCACGACGAACCTCAGAGTCCCTACCCTTGAAGTAACTAGCCCTAGTACGATGACTGGTATTCAGCCAGCGCCGACTTTGGCTTATGCTTTGTGGGCAAAACTCGAGCTGATGTTACCTGCGCGATCTACTCTGGCTGAAAGAACATTGTTCTTAAGCCTGTTTAAATCGCTTTTCGAAACCACTATCAACGCAAGCGACGCAAGTCCCACAGATGCAACTGGGACTCCGTTGATTCCGGCGATACTGAACTTCGAACGCCCCTACTAATCGCAAGATTAGATGGTGTGATAACATTAGAGAGGAACGTATGTCTACTACTCGTAGCAACGCTTCTGGCATACTTTCGTATGCTAGGTCATATCGTGTGGCACCGGATACGTCCGGTTGGATCCAGGACTACTTCGCTGCATTAGATTGTCCGAGATCATTAGCTTGTTGGATGCTCTTTAAGTACAAGGAGCACGACCAACTTGCCGATCTCTCGTTCAATCCTTATCATTACTGTAATAGTAGTGATCTGGCAGACTCGTACTGCGCAACTAAATTCTTATCCAAATATGCCGATTTATCGACAACTTGGAATAAGGATGAGGCTGCGATTCGTAAGTTCAATGCTTATGAAGAACAGTGCAAGGCTACAAATCTTCGCTTCAGGTCTTTAGCATCTCACCCTAATTACAAGGGTGAGATCGTTTATCTGCATAACGCAGTTATACGTAAAATAGCTAAGATTCTGGGCGATTTTGAGTGCGAAGCCTTCTTTGATCTCGCCAATTGGGGTCCAGGTGCCTCTACCTTATTAAAAGCTAGAGACGCCTGTCCACAAAATAAGTTCCAGCAAGAAGTTGGAATCACACGTGATTTGTACTCCTTTCTTATCAACCGTAAGTTCAACCTTGTAGAAATGAAGTACCCTACATGGTGGAAGCATTTAGCTGGGAATGTTTCATTCCCGACTTTTTGCGTTGGTAACAAAGTTGTCACTGTACCCAAAGATTCGACGGCAAACCGCGTCATCGCAATTGAACCTGGATTTAATTCCTGGTTTCAAAAAGCTATTGGCGAGGCTATTGGCCTTAGACTTCGGAGGGTTGGCATCGACTTACGCGACCAGTCTAAAAA